ATGATTATTGTAAAAAGATATACTCTAAAGGTTACACTAAAGGGTTGTCTACAGGAATAACTCCACTTGACCCACACTACACGTTCAGAAAAGGAGAGCTTACTATAATGACAGGTTTTGCTAACATAGGTAAAACAACGAGTCAACTCTTTTTAATGATAATGGCATCTAAACTTTACGGTTGGAAATGGTTAATGTACTGTCCTGAGAATGAACCTGTAGGTGATTTGATGATAGATATAGCCGAAATGTATTGTGGAAACACAGCCGATAAAGATTTCCATAACAGAGTAAATCAAGACGAGTACCTTACTGCTATCAATTGGGCTTACGAACACTTTACCGTTCTTACGTTCGATGAGACTCCAACCGTTGAGGATGTACTAGGAGCGTTTCAAGACTATATGCAAGTGGTTAAGATAGATGGTGTATCGATAGACCCACTTAACGATTTAAAGTCAGCAGAGAAGCAATCTAAGTACGAGTACTACTACGAGGCTTTATCTAATATAAGGCGATTCATTAAGAAAAACAAGGTAGCGTTCTATTTAGTAGTTCACCCTGGTACGGCAGCGAATCGAAGAAGAAACGAAGATGGTTCTCGACCTGCTCCGAATATGAGCGATGTAGAGTATGGTGCTATGTTTGGAAACAGAGCAGATAACTTTATAGTATTTCACAGGAACCCTCAGAGTGAGAATTGGAACCTAACTGAGATACACGTACAAAAGGTGAAGTTTCAGAAATTAGTCGGTGTACCTACTCCAGAGCAAAGTCCAATCGGATTGTTCTACTCGTACAATAAGCGAAGGTTCCAATTCCTTAACGAGAACGGAAGCCCAATCGACCCGATTCAAGAGGTGGATAATAAAACTAAAACTAACGGTATATTTTAAAGAGACTATGAATAAACTACAACAAATAATAGAAAACAATCCTGAGTCAGAATTTCTAATAGCAGATGGGTACGATGATGCTGTAATAGGTTATTGTTCCATGACTTGCAGGTTGATTTACTCTTATAGTAAATGTATAGAAATAGATTTAACTAGTTTTAATTACGAAGGAGAGCCTGCTTGCTATTTCGATGTAATAGAGAACCTTGAATATAATGTTTTAGGTTCTTACGTTGGGGATAAGACTCCAATATTCTGTATGGATAATAATATATAACAAACTATGAAAACACACGATAACATTACAACCAAGGCGATTCAATTACTAAGAGATGCCGACCCGAATATGGACGAGATGAGTAGTATGGATAAGTTCCTGAGTCATCAGAAGGAGTTAGCTACGATGCGAGACCAATACGTTTCGTTTTCAGACCATCCACAAGCAGAGAAGTTACGAAAGCGATTAGATGTGTTCGAGGAGAGTTCGGTCGCTTTTACTTACGTTTACTTTACGATGATGCAATATAAGCGAGAGGTTCTGTTGGCTCAAGCGAACGAGATGGATATGGCTGGAGCTGTTATAGAATTGAAACACGAGCTGAATGTTTTAACTAAACTAAAGAACGATGAGTAACAACGCAAAACCAATATTCATAATTAGGTTGCCCGATACTCTTAGTCGAGGAGAATTACATGAGTTTTCTAAAAAAGCAACTACAACATTAACCGATTACCACACGTTAATTGTTACTTCAGAAGTTAAAGAAGTAAATTTTGAGTGTTTTAATTGTGATAACATTACAGATATAGACTTAGAAGAATTAAAAGGGATTATAAATGATTGTAAATTAAAGGAGGACAAATAAGATGGATTTATTATTATTTAGCTTATACATTAAATTAGACTGCATGGACGTTGTTCTATTTAGGATTAATGATTTTTCATTATTTACGTTTACTTGGTACGAGGATTGGGATGATAAGCCCGATGCTTATGGGTTGTATGTTGAATTTCTAGGAATAGAGATTTACAATCACTCAAGCCACTATTATACAAGTACACACGAAACAAACAAACTAGATGAGTAAATCAAGGAAAAAACCTTACACTAAATCGAAAGCAGTTGATAAATCGTGTCGGTGTAATGGTAGTTGTCCTTTTTGTAAATCGAATCGAAGTTATAAGAACGCTAAGAGATTAGCTAAATCTAAAGAAAGCTATGGGAATGATGATACCACCGACACCACCGAAACTAAGGAAAGTTAGACCTGAGTTGAAACCAGCTCCTAAAAAGGATAGACACACTTTAGTGAAATCGGATATGGATTTTAGTAATTACTTATCTAATACTGTTTTATTATTACTTGTACTATCTGGATTATATTTGTTATTTATAGTTGTGTGTTAAGTTTAAAAAGATTATCTTTGAATATCGTTTGTGTTGTTTAGGTTCACATAGGTTTTTAGGTTAAAAAGGGTTGGGTCTATTAGATTCTTCCCTTTTTTTTATGTACATTTGTTAAAACTTATAAACTAAACGACATGAAAAAGTTAACACCGAAGTACAACGACAATAAAGCTATCAGGTTAAGGATAGATAAGTTGCTCGAACAAAATTGCTCTAACGTAGCCAACTCAGATACAGGAAGCCAAAACGATATAGGTGGAGAGAAAGAGGTTCAATGGGCTTGGGAGAAGATTCAATCCAAGATAAAGGAACTCGACCCAGCGTTCTACGAAATAATTAAATCCAGGTAGATATGACAGCAACATTATTTGTAGTAGTATTCTTAGCGATAGTATTCGCTTCGATTTTAGTAGAAAAATACATAAGAAATAATCCGTAGATGAGTAAAATAGAAGATTCAGTTTGCACGAAGATATTAGAGCGAGCTAAGGTAGGAAAGGATAAGTACGGAACGACAATGGAGCGAGACGATTTAAGTCGCTTAGATTGGCTAATTCATACGCAAGAAGAGGCTATGGATATGGTAGTTTACTTAGAGAAGTTAATCAGTATTTATAAAGCGAACGAAACGTCTAGCTCTACTACGAGTTGGGATATTCCAAACGATACGGTTCGATTCAATTACTCTTGGAACGAACACAAAGACGCAGATGGGAATTAGGCTGTGGAGAAAAGATTTAGCCTGGGGTGAAAGGTGGGAGCGAGTAATCGGTCTCTACCTGTACCTTAACGGTGTAACTAATATCGTTTACAACAACGATAAAAGGTACGACATAAAAGGATTCCAAGGTGACAGAGAGATTAAGTTTGAGATAAAGTCAGATAGGTACCAAAACACAGGTAACATGGCTTTAGAAATAAAGGACAACGATAAACCTTCAGGAATCTCTGTAAGTGAAGCCGATGTATTTATATACAACTACACTAACATAAGTAAGGATTATGTGTTTCTGTTCTTCATTCCTTTAGTCGAACTGAAAAAGGTGCTTAAAGATAACACAGCTACGTTAAAGATAATCAAAGGAGGAGATGATAAAGAAGCCTCTATCATTCTACTTCCAATGGCTGTGTATAAGAAACACTTTAAGGTAGTGAAATTACCTAAGGTTGAATGGTATATGTAATTTAACTTCCGCAAGAGTCGCAATCTGGATTGTCTATTGTACACGATTCAGGTTGCTCTCGGTCGGACATATCGCCTAACCACGAATCCCAAGTATCTCTAGCTTGGTTTATTTCTTCAGTTGTTTTTTCGGTTGTTCCTGAATCCACTCTATCGGTATTATTTTGTCTGCCCATTTTATTTTGTTTTTATCGCACCATTGAGAATAAGTAGTTTTACTTCCCTTAAATAGCGTGTTAGTGTGTCGTTGAAATACCATTCGAATATCCTTATCAGGGTGCTGTGCTATCACTAAAAGCATCTTCTTACGGTCTTGAGTAGTGAACCTACCCTTTAACTCTAATACAATTCCATTAGGAAGTATAACGTCTGGCGTGTACTTTCTTTGTTCAGACACTTCGTAGTGTAGGTTGATTGTTTCGTACTCAAATGGTACACCTAAGTCATCTAACCTTGAGCAAGTTACCTTTTCGTAGTTACTCCTGAATCTCAGCGTTGGGGTTATTCTCATGTCTAGTTTTTCTATTGTGACAAGTGTGGCAAAGTCCTTGCAAATTTGCTTCGTCTAGCATCGCACCACCCATCTTAATCGGGCGAATGTGGTCTACTACATCAGCTTTAGCCAACTCTCCCTTCTTCGTGCAATGTACGCATAAAGGATTAAGCGATAGAATATACTTACGCATATTTCTCCAAACTGATTTTCTGTAAAAAGAAGTGTCCCCACCCCAAGATTCATTCTTAGGGCGAGTACTTCTTGATTTTGGTAACTTAGGCATAATACTGTCGTCTAACTTATGGTTAGTTTAAATCCATCTCCGTTGGTGGACTCCAATAACTTAGCGAGAGTTCGTTTTGATGCTGTAATATCCAGCAAAGAGTCCTCGTTGATTTGTGCAAACCCAGAGCCAACAAGAATACACCCTCTTGTGTCGGTGTGAAAGTTGCCGTAGTGAATAAGTATGTATCTTCTATTGGGAACATCGTCAAGGATTAAGTGGTTTTTATACTTCTCAGAGTACCTGTGAGCTACATCATACGAACCGTTTGGAACGCAACTAATTGAAGTCATATTGTGCTCGTAAGGTAACTCTAAAGTTACACACTCAAAAACTTTATCCAAACCATCGTATAAAGTAAAGAACCCTAATGTTTGGTCTACAGTTTCATCAACCCTATTTAGATAAGCTCTTAGCATATTGTTACTCCTCTAGTTCGCTTTGGTTAGCGTTTATTAATTCCATCGCTTCTTGATTACTCATTAAGCAATTGTTTGGGTAACTCCAACCAGAACCTAAATCTAGTAAAGCCGATACTCCTCCGTTCAACCAACTTGCGTTTAGTTCAACAACGAAATAGTTGACATCATCTATATTAAGCTCTATAACGCTTCCAAATTTGATTCTGTTATCCTCGCACACTTCTTTAAAGGTGGTGTCTAAGACTTCCGTTAAATTACCTTCTTCGTCATAAACCTTACGAGCGTAATCCCCCTCCAACTCGAAGGGGATATTACTATTGTAAGTTGACTCGTTTAAACACATGAATATATTACCTATCATCGCTTGAGTTTTTAGTTGATTTAACTAAGATGTGAAGGAACGCTCTAAGGCTTTCTGCTGAGATGTGAGTCTCTTTACTTTCAAACATCTCCTCGACCATATCGAGTAATTCCGCTCTGGTTCGTTTCTCTGTAGCTGTAACGGAAATCTTAGTTAAAGTCTTTTTCTTTACTAAGGCTTTGTATCTATCCTTAATCGCTCGTAATGTATAATCTTGTTTTGCCATCTTTTTGTTTATCTTTTAAAATCCAAATTCACTTGAGAACTCTGTACTAAATGCTGAACCTACTTTGTGAGCGTTTAAACCTACCTTGTAGTTGTTGGTTATTTCCTTTAAAGTTAAAGCTCTGTTGTATAGTCTAACTTCATCAACGGTTTCGGAGTAAAAACGGTTACCATTAGAATCTCTACCAACTTGATTAATTGAATTATTTGCAATACTATTAGTGTTCGTCTTTGTTATTGCTTGAGAATTATTATCTACATACATAGTACACAAGTCTGAATCTCTAGTAATCACAATATGATACCAATTCCCAATATTATAAGAATCGTTAGCTGTTAAAGAAGAACCACCTACATAACCTACAATCTTACTAGATGCACCATGAGTACTAATACCTGTAGAATCAGAAGCATCCACATCACCACCTAAAGCAAAAGCTACGTTAAGTGAACTACCACCACTTATGTAATCTGCTTTTACCCAAGTTTCAATAGTAAAATCACCTGTACCGAAGTCGAGCGAATCGTCATCAGCCACTTCAGCATAACCAGTACCATCTAAATTAAACCCTCTCTCTCTTAATCGAAGCGAGTTACCTAGAACGTCTTTACCTAAATCGTTTGGGTTTTGTACGAGTATAGCGTTCGATGCTGCTAAACCGTTCGTTCCGATGTATGAGCCTACTGTTGAGGATTGTTCTAGTTGAGCTCCCCAAATATAAACCTCATCACCTACGTTACTTGTTCCACTTATACCATCAGCGTTTAAAAAAACGTGAGTTTGAAAAACAGAAGTTATTGGTGCTGTAGCTGTTATACTATAACGAACCCAATCACTTGTAATCGTTATGTTTTCAACTGCCAATTGTGTTGAATCAGCTCTAAGCCTTAAACTTAAAGCTGTTATATTCGATGACTTTAACCAAACAGAGAACGTATAATCACCTGCTGAAATAGAATTAACCCCTTCATATACTCCACTAAAAGTAGAAGAAGTATTAGATATAATCGTGTCAGCAGTTGTGTCACCTAAAGGAGATGATAAGGTATTTAAAGATGTAGTTGAGTTGTTATTTGTAAACTCGCTAAAATCTTCACTAAACGGAATCAAATTATTCCCCTTACTCCAATCCATTAACCCCAACTGAGGTATAGTCGGTTGTTGGTCTACCCAAGTCGCTCCGATTGCGGCTCCATCGTATGAAGTTCCATCGTCTGCTTTGACTTCTTTTACTGAGAAATTACTAATTGTAGCATCTACACCGTTTGAATACCTTTCTATATATAATGTAGAAGATACAGCTACACCTGTAACTGTGTGAGTTCCTACCGAAGTTGGTATAACTAACACCCCTAAAGATGACGCTAATTTCAGTACGTTTGTGTCAGAAGAAGAAGAAGTTATAGTGTATGTAATTGAATACGAATCGCCAACATTAAAAACATTAGCTTGACTTATATATACATTAGAGTCTACAGAAGTTAATGTAACTGAGTCGTTAGCATTGAATACAATTGAATTAGGTAACGTAGGACTTGACGTAGTCCAATCTGAATCCGTATCAAAATCACCATTCACAACCAACTCAGCCCCTAACCCCGTGCTATCGTATATCTTCGAACCACTACCCTCACTTAAAGCGTAGTAAGCCGATAGATTCGATAAGGTTAAAGTCGTATTAGGGTTATCCGTTACGAGGTGGTTAGGGTTGTTGTAGTCGAAGGCTACATCTGAAACAGTCCAAGCAGAGTTATATAACTGAAAGTCGGAAGCGTTAGCTTTCACAAAGAACGAGGAAGTGTTGTACCCTGCCATTAAACGCTCCACTCTTAGTTGTGTTGTTGTAGGCGTTACACTATCTATGAACACTCCATTTACATACAAACTTACACTTGTTCCGTTAGACACAAAAACCAATCTTTTAGACTCAGTCGAGCTATCCTCATAACCATTGTAGTCGAATGCATTATAGACGGCAGAGGAGTCCCTAAAAAATACCTTACCAAAATCTGCACCTGCTACTGCGTAGCGCAATCCGATGCTTCTGTTAGTAACATTCCCGCCTAGCAACCACGAATAAGTGTTAGTAAAGTAATCGCTCAACCAAATAGCCACAGTCCATACAGTTCCATCATTATTAATATCAGAACCGAAGTCTACATAATCATTAATCCCATCAAAACTAAGAGCCTTACCTGTAAACAACTTCGCATCGTTCGAGTTGGTCGATTTGTCTTTAACGAATTGGGTTACTTCTTTTATAGAGATGTTTGATATTGAACCTATGAAGCTGTTAGAATACGCATAAATACTACTAGAGTTAGCTATAAATGAAAATGAATGAGAATCTTCAGAAGAATAATATTCTACATCATCACTCCCTGAACCGCTGTAAATCTTAACTGAACCACTAGTATAATCATCTAAATTAAACGTAACAGTGTAATTAGCTCCTACAATTAATGAGTTTGAGTTTTGAATCAACCCACTAACACCACTCCCATAAGCTTTATTGTTTGAAACACTCCATTGAGCTGCGTCAAAAATCCAAGCCGTTGTTCCTGTAGGAAAATCGCCATCAACCACCAACTCCTTTCCTATGATTTCAGACTTATAAAAGCCTAACCACATTTGGAGGTTCTTCGTTACGATGCCTAGCCTTCTTCCGATAGCACCTATCGTATTTGTTAATCTTATAATCATAACCTTCTATTCGTTTTAGGGGTTAGTATAAAGCTATCATGTCTTGCGCTACTGTTCCTGTTGCGTAAACTCGCCTTACTTGTACAGGTAAAATAGAACCATCTCCTAAGTTCTTGAAAACTAAAGTGTCACCAGATACAGTATCAACTTTTACGTCTCCACCTGTTCCGATAAATAGAACTGCTCCACCTGTAGTTAAATCGTTGTCATTGTCTGGACTAACATCTATCCCTTTGATAGCTTGTTGTGTTACTTTTGCTGTTGGTACGAATCCCATAATATAGTTGTTTTTAGTTTATTTATTTTTATTCTGTTGTGAGTTTTCTCTTCCTATAAAGCAAAGAGGGGCGACTGCAATTAAAGCGAGAACGAGGACTTGCCAAGTAATCCCACTCGAATCGATTTGACTTACTGCTGCCATAGCGAGGACACCCGAAACGGTTCGCTTCGATGACCATTTACCTTTGTTGTCTTTAAACATTGAAGGTATAATCGCTAAGATTCCCTTCGCCCAGATTGGATTCATTTTCTTTTATCTTTTATAAAGAAGTTTACTAGGTCATCGATGTACCCGAAAATCTTGTTATCTTTTTCTGTTGGTGTCAAATTAACGACAATCTTCACAAAAGATAAAAGGGCTACTAATAGTACTCCCCAATTTGCTACGATAAATTCAATCATAATAGTTGTTTTTGTTTATATTGTAAAGGTGCTGATAATAAAAGGGAAAAGGTAGAAGTTAAACCTCTAGTTATCAACACCCTTAGTTTTTACTTTTTAGTTAG